AATCAACAATGAAGATATAATCAAATAAAACAAACAAAATGAAAGATATAAACATAACAAGAAATCATTTAAGAAAGCACTTGAAGCATTTAATTAATGAGTATGAGGAAAATAAAATAGAGGGTGTAGATGTACATGATGAAAAAAACTTGAAAGACTTAATTAAGGAAATCGCAGAAATAGTTGAGACAGTTAGTTTAAATGATAAACTATACTATACTCAATATGGGGTAGGTAGTAGTAAATATTCGGTAAACTATCATAATGGCATTAAGCAATTCAAAGACGGTTCAGACTTTTATGATTTTAAAACTTTCACTAATAAGAAAGAATTTAATAAATTCATTGAAGAATTAAAAGAGGCTGGTTACAAATTAAATTATAAATAATAAACAATATGAAAACATTAATAGAAACAATCAAGACATTAGCAATAGTGGGAACAGTGGCTTATACAGTAATAACAGTCTCACATGACTATAATTCAACTGATAATCAAGTAGATTCAACAATCAATCAAGAAAGTTGCATGCCAGTAACATTAAGCGGGGCAGGGTCACCAGACTTGAGAGCAGATATAAATATGAAGTTTGATGTAGTAGTTTGCCAGAACAATCAAGGTCAAGCAGTAATCAACAATAACTATGATGAGTTTGTTAATGATATGATAGCGGAGAATGAAGAATGGAAATAATTCTTAAAGTAAGTAAATAACAATGCTTGACACAATAGAATAATTATGACGCTTTAGATTAACTTCTAAGGCGTTTTAATTTATGTCATGGTATGGTAAGACCTTTGTTTACTTGATTGTTAGCAAGTTTGATTAGTTGCTAAGAGTTAAGTTGATAAGATGTAATAGTTATTGATTAGTTGTTATGGTTTATGTTTGATGGTGTTGTTATGATAGAGGATTAAGCATATTTATTATTAATGTGATTGTTGATAGAAGATAAAGAATGTTGTTTAAAGTAGAGAATAGATAGAAAACATTAATATAATCTTACACAAAAAAAGATTATTACTTTTCCACTCAATAGAAATCAATTTAAACCTATCAAAATTAAGCTCTAACGAGTTTATATAACAAAGTGGTATGTACATACTACTTCACTATAATCAATCAATACAACTCAATTTTAAGCCATGTCGCACAATTACGATTGTGAGACACAACAATAAAGTAACAAAAAGCAGATTAATTCAATAAAGAACTAACCTGCTATATAAAGTATATCAGTTAGAAAGTATAAATATAATAATCATTAGCCCTTATTGGTCAATGGAATGCTGGCAAGCTTAATGCACTCCTCATATATCTTTTTGGGTACTTGCGGTAGAACTGGGATAAGCTTGTTTGTGCGTAGTCTGCTAAGCAATAGTGGTGATACTGATGTATTATCGACCTTATCCCCTATGGTTCACTGATGGCTTCTTGTGTCACTTGTGTGTACAGCTGGGTATTACCCCTTAAATTATTATTTGTTTGTTTCTTTATAATAGTTTATTTCTTTTTTTTTGTCTAGTTTCTTTGTTTGTTTGGGTGTTTGTGTGGGGGTTTAATTATTCTTGTGCGTGGGTGTGTGGGGGCTGGAGCAACCACCCATGGGGGTCGCGCGTGTAAATCCATTTCCCGTCTCCCTAATCTGTTTACTTTAATAAGCCGATTTCCCCCGCCAAAAAAACAAAAAACAAAAAAGACTCTTGACATGATCATTAAATAATTGTATTGTATAGACATAATTAATCACCACTAAAACCATGGCTAATAAAACACCCGCTAAAAAACAAAATAAAAAGCCAATAATTAAAGATACTAAAAGTTTAGAAACCGCTCGTGTAGAATTTTTTTCTAAGTTTTCTAAATATAAAGATAAGTGGACGATTGCTAAAGGTGATAAAAAAGAAGCACAAATATTTTGGGCTTCACAGTTGGAGCAATTTATTAATATGGTTGAACCAATGATTGATGATAATTGGCAAAAGAAAGAAGGTTCAGGACAACCACCTAGATACACTCCTAGAGAGTTATTTAATGTTCTAGTGGAATATCTAGCTTCTTGTATAGAATACAATCAACCGCCAACCATCTTAGGAGCATTTGAATTTAATGGAATGAACCGAATGACTATTTATGATAAAAAGAACTCGCCTGGTTATGAGTTTTTAGAATTGTTTAGAGCATACATCAATCACTATACTGCCTCTGCTTCTATGACTAAACAAAATCCAGCTGGGCCAATTTTCATGTTAAAGAACACTGCTGGAATGACTGATAAGATTGAGGTTGATTCTAAAAATATTGATGGGGCTATGGATGATGATCAGAGAGAGGATACTCAGGCTAGGTTAAATGGCGTTGGATATAAATCATTAATTGAGGATAAATAATTAAACACCACAAATATGAAAAAAAATATAGTACGAAGAATGTTTCATGGAAGATTAGTTGATATGTATCAGGACGAAAAAGAAGTTTGGCATGTTAAAGTAGTTAAAAATGATAGATAAAATTAAAATCAAAAAGTTTTCTGCTGAATTTTCTCAGATTGATTCTGAAGATACTAAAGGTATAATTAAATTCTTTAGAACATTTGAATTGATTGATGGGGTTGTTGATATTGAAGAGCTTTCTATCAAAGTTATAATTTGGGGGCATTATTTTCTTCCTCGTTATTTCAGTTCCCCAACTCCTGAATTTCATTATGATTTAGTTAAGAGGTTTTTTAGACCAGGTAATGATTATACTGCTGCTCCTCGTGGATTTGCTAAAACTACTATTATTCAGTTATGTTTGTGTTACTCCTGTGCTAATGGATTAGATAATTTTATTGTTATTATTGAGAAATCTTGGAATGAGGCTAGTGAGGTATTAGATGTATTAAGAACTGAATTTAGTGATAATGAGGAGATATTACGGGTGTATGGTGATTTGACAAAAGTTAATTCAAAGGGGGAGTCTTCACAATCTGTTAAAAATACTGCTGGTGACTTTGTTATAAATGGTATTCGAGTTAGAGCTAAAGGATTTGATTCACCTATTCGTGGTTTGAAATCTGGGTATAGCCGTCCTACTAGAATCCTTTTAGATGATATTGAGAGTGATGAGCATATTGATAATATTGATCAGAGAAAGAAATATCTAAATAACTATACTGCGGGGATTATTCCTGCTATTGATAATAATATTGGTGTTATTAAAATGTTTGGTACTATTCTGCATGATGATTCATTACTTAATACTTTAATAAAAGCTCACAAAGGAAAAATCTACAGAGCGTGGAATGAAAAGAAAGAATTATTGTGGTCATCTAAATGGGGTTTAGAAAAGTTAGAGAGACAAAGGAAAGCGATGAATTATGGGATGGGAGATGCTAAGTTTTATCAAGAGTATTTTAACGAGCCTATCAGTGAGGATGATCAGATATTTAGGAAAGAGATGTTTCATTATTTTAATAAACTACAGTTAGATAAAATTAAAGAGAAGAGTTATAAAACATATACATTAGTTGATCCTGCTATTTCTAAAAGAACCACTGCTGATTTTACTGCTATTGTTACTGTGTTGGTTGATGAGTTGAATAGGATTTTTGTTTTAGAGATTACTAGGGAGAGGTTAGACCCACGAGAGACTATACAGGGGATTTTTGCTCATTACACTCGTTGGAGACCAGTATTTGTTGGAATAGAGACTGTCGCATATCAGAAGGCTTTAGAATACTTTTTAAATGAAGAAAAGATGAAACAAGATTCTTTTATAAAGACAATGTGCGTAAAAGAAATTAAAGCAAACACTGATAAGATAAGCAAGATAAAAGGAGGACTTCAACCATTTTATAGCCGAGGAGAGATATTTCACAATTCTGATGATAAAAATACTTCTGTATTGGAGCATGAACTAATTAGATTTCCGATGGGAGTTCACGATGATGTGATTGATGCCTTAGCTGGAATTAAAGATATAATCATACCAAATAATAAAGTGGTAGAACAAGAATATAATAAATTTGATAAATTAAGAAGAAGCGGTGCTTCAATAGCTTACTAATATTATGAAATATAGAATATGGTGGATACAAATAAATTTAATATTATGAAAGACCCAGTTAAAAAATTTACAGATGGTGTTTCTGATTTTGATATTGTAAATAATAATACACATATGAAAGATAAAACGTTTGGAGTAAGAAAAACATATCTTAAAAATGGAAAAAGTTATTGTCTGAGATGTAAAGAAGAATGTAATTGGTGTGATTGTAAAGGTTATTGGAATTAAATAAAAAAATATTATGGAAACTCAAGAAAAAGAATTAACACCACAATATACACCCTCAGATAAAGAGCTTGATGTTATACAACGTATTTCAACAAGGTTCTTTGAAATGAGAAATGAGAGAGATAAGAATAGACATGAATATGATGGTGATGACTTAGAAACGTATGTTGAAAAATCAATGGACGCTTATAATGGTATTGTGTCTGAAGAGATGAAAGCCGCTAAGGAGGATTGGCAATCAGTAGCATGGGATCATAAAACACGAGGTAAAGTAAAAGCAATTATTTCAATGGTTGTGGGCATTCGTCCTTTTGTGTCAATTGTTGGCGAAACTACTGAAGCTGAAGTTCAAAAATTAGCATCTAAACTTTCTGACGTTTATGAGGATTCTTGGGATGTTGAGAAAGGTAATTATAAACTTTATTTACAAGTTCTTTCAGCTGTTTGTAAAGGAACTGTTATTGTTGAAGAGATCTACCAAGAAGATCGTGTAAAAGAGAAAGAAATTATAAGTGTTGATCAAGAAACTGGCGAAACAACTTTTAAAGAAAAGACAAAAATTAAAGGGGGATTTGGAACAGTTAGAGCAAATATAATTCCATTGTTAAATTTCTATCCAAACGAAAACCATCCTGAAGTTGAAGAGGACTGTTGTTTAGTTGAGGATTTAACAGAGGCTAAGTTTAAAAGTAGATATGGAAAGTTCCCTAATTTTGAGTTTGTTAGAAAAGGAGTCACAGCATCTTTAGGTGAGGAACAACCTCAATACAAAAGTTATATTGAAGATACAAAAGATTTGATTCGTGTTATTAAATATTATAATGAATACACTGACGAATTTGTTATAATGGCAAATGGAGTTTGGCTGAACCCTCAAAAAGGGGATGTTGTTTGCCCTATTCCTTTTAAACATAAGAAACTTCCTTTTGCTAAGATGATTTTTGAAGTGGCTGATGAAGAATGTTTTTATGGCAAAAGCCTTCCTGATTTAACTAAAGGGGAACAAGATCCTACTAATGCTTTACTAAGATTGATGATCGATCAAGAAATACTAGCAGTACAACGACCTATTTTGGTTGGACAAGGTGCAGAAATTGGTAGTAATATGTTATCTCCTGGAAAAATAAACAGAATAAATGGAGATATTAATCAAGTTAGAGAAATGCTTTTACAAGGGGCTTCTCAAGGTGGTTTTCAGATGTTGCAGTTGTTGAGAGGAAATATGAATGAGAATACTGCTATTGATCCTATTTCTCAAGGAGTTCATGGCTATGGTTCTGGACGAAAAACTGCTCGTGAATCAGTTATTTTAGATGAAAATTCAAAGAAGAGTAATGGTCCACTTTTGTTGCATGTTTATAAGTTCTTACATGATAGAGCTGTTTTAAGAATTTCCAATATAAAACAATTTTACATAAATGCAAAAAGTACAAAAGATAAAGATAAAAGAACTATAACTGTGAAAAAACCTGGCGAGCGTCCTAAATGGATTACTCTTGATGAAGAAATTAGAGACACTGAATTTAAGATAACTTTAGTAGAAGATTTCGAAGTATCACAAAGTAAATCAGTTAGGCGAGAAGAGGCTGATGAATTATTATCTCTTGCTAAAGAAAATCCAATGATTGAGATTACTGCTGTAACTCAAAAATGGTTAATATCAAGAGGATTAGATCCAGAGAAATATTTTAAAGAACCTGACCCAGGGGCTTCTGATTTACAAAATGAGCAACAAGGAGTAATTAATCAACCACCAGCACCCGAGGTGCCAATACAATAATATGATGTATACAAGAGAAGATATTATCAAGGCAAGAAAAAAAAGAATTAAAAAAACTGATATTAAATTTAAACAACCAATTGGATTAATTGATAGTTTTAGACACACAAGAAATGATAAAGGGATTTTTTATAAACTATATAACGGATTTAAATATCGTAATTCTAGAAGATGTTCTGTTATAATAGATGGTGTTGATATATTTTCTCCTAAGCTTGCAAAAAAATTAGGCAGTAAAAAAGTAGAAGAATTTACATTTTATGTTAAAAAATAATTATGAAAAAAATTAGAAATATTTTGCTTACAATTTTACTTAGAGTTTATGGAAGGATGAGTTATGGGAGACTTTCGGAGAAAAGAGTTTCTACTCTATTTAATAGATTAGCTAGAGATGAAGGATTTGAAGACTTCCCTAAATTGCTAGAAGATTTAGCAGATATACAAAAAGATTTATATCTTTATACAGGTGAAGAACAGCATAAAGGAGGTGTTTTAGCATTAAATCATTTGAGGGCAGAAATATTGTTAAGAAAGAACTTGACAAAGAATAAGAAAAAAGGTATTGTAAAAGGGAAATATTGATGAAGACAATTGAATAACCACCACAAATCTAGAGCTTTGTTCTTGTATCTGTGGTGGGCACAAGAACAAAACTCTGGCGAATGCTAGAGTTTTTAATTTTTAACATACGCTGGATGCCACCAGTAGTCAACAAAACAGGTAGCTTAAAAATATGGAAGAACAAAAAAAAGGCGAGGAAGAGGAAGTTGTAGAAGAAGTCATCGAAGATAAAAAAGATGAAGCTGAAGAACAAGCCCCAGAAGCCAAAGAAGATTTTACTAAAGACAAAACTGTTGCTGCTGGAAAGTACAACCAAGCAATAAGACAGAAGAGAGCTTTAGAAGCTGAAATTAGGGAATTGAAAAAAGGGTCTAAAGAACCAAAAGAGGATGAAGAACAAGACGAAGAGGAAGAAGAGTTTTTTGCAGATGACACTGAAAAGATTGTCAACGAAAAATTAAAGCCAGTTCTCGATTCTATAAAAAAGAAAGAAGCAAAAGAACGACAAACCTCACGATCTGAGTTCATCAAAGAACATCCAGAATATGAAGATAAAGATAAATGGAATAGTCTTTTGGATGAATTAGACAATTCAATAAACCCTAACTCAGAAGATGATCATTATACTCAACTCACGAAAGCCCATAGAATACTTTCACCTGAAACATATAATCCTATAATTGAGAATAAAGCTAAAGAAATTGCTGGCACAACTTCCTTTGGAGGTTCTAGTAAAACAACCAATAGCTTAAAACTTACTAAGGATGAAATTTTAATGAAAAATGAAATGGGAGTTTCAGATGAGGCTATTATCCAATTAAGGAAATATGAGGGGAGATAAATGGTTATAATTAACTATTTATAATTTAAAAATTATGTTTATATTTGCTGGGCATACCGACGGAGGTAGCCGAAAACTTAAAAAAGTTTTGCTTGCTGATAGTCAAACAGTTCAGGTAGGAGACGCTATCGAAATGTATACTACTGGGAAAGCAACTCTTGCAACCGCTGCGCACCACATTGGAGGATTTATTCAATCTTTTGTTGATAAAAATGGGATGCCATTTCCACACGATGCTATCGTAGCTGGAACTGCATCAGGAAATGATGTAGCTACTGTTGCAACATCAACTGGAGGAGACAAATACGCTATTGTTGATTTTAGTCGAGAATCACTTTATTCTGCTGCAGTTAGCGGAACTTTAGGAACAACTGCTTCATCCGATTTACCTGGTTGTCATATTGATGTCAATTCAGCTAATACTGAATATGGAGAAGTTCTTGAAACAACTGCTACTCGAACAGAAGGAGTTGAAGCTAATCTATACTCTCACGGAGTTGATCCTGCTGATTCTTCAAGATTGTTAGTTAGTATTGCTATGGGTGAAAAGCAAACAGTAACTACTTAATCTACTTAATAATTTAATTTTAAAAATATGATTGAAAATAGAGGAGCATTAGGTGATGTACATGTTAGAGGACTTACTGCTCAACTTTTAGAAGTTGATAACCAAGCGGAGAAAAATTATGTGTTGGCTCTTGATTCCTCTCTAGGAGTTGAATCAAATGATATGACGCGTCTTTTTAAGAGAAAGTCATCAACCAAAGCTCGTGAAACCACTACAAATATTTCTGGATTCGGTAGACTAACACAATTCGGGGATGGAGAAAACTATCCAAACGATAGTCGAGTATCAGGATATTCTACTGAATGGAACTTTATTCAGTATGGATCACGATATGAGATTACTCGAATGGCTATTGATGATGGAGAAGATTACATTTCTGATTACAAAGATCCAAAACGAAACTTGATGGTTGCTGGAAAGTATAGTCAAGATGTAGACGCTTTTGGACTATTCCGAGAGGCATTTACTGCTCAAGATTCATTATCTGATGGAATTTCTTTCTTATCTGATGGTGTGCCAATGTGTTCAACATTACATCCTTTGAAAGGAAAAGATGGTGTTACTCACAGTAATGCTTCAGCTACTAGTATCCCATTAAGTGATATTAATTTAGAAATTGCAAAACAAGCTCTACGAAGACAGTTAGACGATAAAGGTCTTCCAATGCAAATTGGTTCAGGAAATAATATTTTGTTAGTGCCAGATTCTTTGGAGTCAAACGCAGTGAGAATTGCACAGTCTACAAAGAGAAGTGGAACTGCAAACAATGACTTGAATATTTTTGACGGAACTGTAACAGTAATATCAACAAAACTTATTAACTCACAGCAAACTAATGGTTCTGACACAGCTTGGTTCTTAATTGATCCAATGATGGCTGATATTATTTTCTTTGAGAGAGAAGGATTGACTACTCGACATTTCCAAGATGATGATAATGATAACTTCATTTGGAAAATTCGTGCTAGGTATACAGTTGGTTACAAAGACTGGAGAGGTATTTGGGGAAGTAAAGGAGATAACTCAGCTTATTCAGCTTAAATTTAATTCGCTTGGGAGAGCTTTATAACTCTCCCAATAAAAAACAAAACTATGGACTCAAATTTTGACAGTGTTGATGTCACGGGTGGTTATAAAGTTGACGGAGTTGAGGTAATTGACGGTGATGGTGAAATCTCTAATAATGCTTTAAGTGCCCCGGCATTAAAAGCACTACAGTTCACAGTAGCACTTGCTGATTTTACAGATAATGAAGATGCAACAGGTGATTACACTCATACTGTTTCTATTCCCAAAGGTGCTGTTGTAACACAAACTTTAATTAATAGTGTTACTGGTTTTGCAGGGGATACTTCTGCAACAATCCAAATAGGTGATGGAACTGATGTAGATAGATACAATACTGGAACACCTAATGTATTCACAACAGCTGATACAATTTCAGCAGGGGCAGTAAGTGGTACTGCTTTTCATTCTGCAGCCAAAGCTCCAGTGGTAACTGTTACTTCAGACTCTGATTTTACTAGCGTAACAGCTGGTGCAGTAACTATAACTATTTTCTATTACGAAGGAGTTTAAAGATTGATTCTTTATATCTAGGGGGAGACGTCCCTTTAGTATAAGTAATTAATTTTAAAAATTATGGCTAAAGAAGAATTTGCTTGTCAATTATGTGACTTCGTAGGGAAAAGTAAAGCTGGTTTGATGGCTCATATCAGATCTAAACATCCAGAAGTTGCAAAAGTAGAACTTACAGAAAAGAAAGATAAAATGGAAAACTTTGTTGAGATTCCTAATCTAAAAGAGACTATTAAAGTCATTGAAGAGGAAGACAAAAGATATGCTCTTTATGGATTTATGAGAGAAGATGAACAAAGCCCTGTTTTTATAAATGGAGAGCCAAAAATCTTATTAGATGATAAGTATGTAGATTTAGAGGATTCTCAAGTTGTTTTTCAAACTAGAAAAGTTGTAAGAGAATATCTTAAATTACAAAATTTAATTAATAAACAAAAATAGTATGATTCAACATGATTCATTTGGAAATGTAGCTGGTCCATCATTAGACGCATATAATGTCGTTGTTAAAGAGCCTGGAGCTTTTATAGGCGGAACTGCTAACGCTCGAGGAGACCACGATGGAACTTCTGACCCAACAACTATCTTCACAGTAACTGGGGATGTCATTGTGAGGTGCTATGCAGTTTGTATAACTGATATTGTGGGAGCTGGAAGCATTGAATTAGGAGTTGTCGGAGATACAGATTCACTGATTGCACAAATCGTAGACGCTACTGATTTGTCTGCTGGAGAGTTTTGGGTAGACGCTACCCCAACAGATTTAAAAGTGATAGATGTTTCAGACATCCCTGTCGCTAAAGTAATTAATAATGGAGCTGATATTATAGAGACTATTGGAACTGCAAACTTAACAGCTGGAGAAATTTACTATGTTTGTTTGTGGAGACCATTAACTGCTAAATCTTCTGTAATAGCTGCTTAAACTTAAATGAGAAGACAAGGAATAAATATTATAAATAAAAGTACAGGTCCTCAAGGCGATAAAGGCGCAACATGGAAAGGAGCTTATGCTGGAGGAACTGCTTATGTAGCGGATGACATCGTTTCTTATGGCGGTTCATCCTATATTTGTATTCTTGCTTCTACTGGCAATTTGCCAACAGATGGAACTTACTGGGAGCAAGTAGCTTCTAAAGGTGATACTGGAGAAACTGGGGAGCAGGGGATTCAAGGTATTCAAGGTATTCAAGGTATTCAAGGTGAGCAGGGAGACAAAGGGGACCAAGGAGATCAGGGGATTCAAGGGATCCAGGGTATTCAGGGGATTCAAGGGGACCAGGGGATTCAAGGGGAAACTGGTGCCACTGGAGAAACTGGGGCTGATGCCGACGTTACAGGGACATCAACTTCAAGTGTTTCCTTAGCTGACTTCACAAATAAAACTTTTGAAACTCAAGCTGGTTTAGGATTCGCAGTAGGTACTTACATTAGAGCTTATTCAACTGGTTCTGGAGAATATACTTATGGTCCTGTAGCAAGTTATTCTGGTACTACTCTTGTGTTAGATCCTGATGTTGTTGCAGGTAGTGGAACTAATTCAGATTGGACAATTACACTAACTGGATCAAAAGGTTCTACAGGAGCGACAGGTGCTAACGGAGAAACTGCTATTTCAGGAACACCAGTTGCTAATGACTTTGCTAGATTCGTTGATGGGTCGACTATTGAGGGGAGAAGTTACGCAGAGGCTAAAGCTGATTTATCGCTTGATAATGTTGATAACACAAGTGACTCAACAAAGAACTCTGCTACTGCTACTTTGACTAATAAAACTATAGGGACTACTAATCTTATATCTTTTAATTCACCTCGTGGGTTTCTTATAAACGGGAAAATTGTGCCAACAGTATCAGGAGGACAACTTACACTTTCGTTAAAAGGGCAAGATGGAAATGCTCCATCAACAAATAATCCAGTGTATATAAGCCTCAATAATGCTATTCATAGTGTAACAAATGCCTTATCAGTAACGCTAGCCGATGGAACTAATTGGATGGATTTAGGAAGTTCTGTTTTTGCTACATATCAACAGCAGTTATTCGCTTATATTGGATATAATGCTACTGATGGAATAACTCTAGGTGTATCTAGGATACCTTGGGCGAGAATATATGATGATTTTTCAACATCAAGTACTAATTGGATGTATTGTGCTATTTCAGATATTTCAAATGCTTCTACTAACGATTCTTACGCAGTAATAGGAAGATTTGACGCAACACTATCAGCAGGAGCCGCTTATGATTGGTCAGTGCCAACTTATACTGATAAAACACTTATACAAGAGCCAATTTTTGCAACTGGTAGAATGCAATGTAAACCAACGACTGATATAACAGAAGGAAACGCAACTAAAGATTTCTACTATTCAATTAACATGAAAAGAGCTAGTTTTGCTGGAGAGTTTACCTTTGGTAGTACAACATCTTTCGGCTCTCAAAATAATATTAATCTTCCGATACCTTCATCATACGCTAACGCACACTCTGTGACTAAACCAATGGCTATATTTGATAGCTCAACTGGGGCTTATCAACAATATGCAATGATAACTCCATCAGGGACAAGTAATATAATATTAAGATTAAGATGTGTAGATGTATCAGGTACTTATATTGCTTTAGCTAATATATCATCTACAGCACCTTTCACATGGGCAACAGGAGATAAATTCATGTTTGATATCAATTATCCAATATCTAATTAATTAAAATGTTCAACATAACTATATGGCATTACAACCAATATTTGCAAATTGCAAAGACTTACTACATGGGCGATATAGCTCAAATTTAAAGGCTGACTATAACGCTGGTTCTAGCACTATTACTATTAATAGTATTAGTCAATTTGCTGTTGATCAAGTTTTATTAATAGGTGAATGGGGGAGTGAGGGAAGTGAGATTATAAAAACTCACGCTTCAACAGCTCCAACAGGAAACACAGTGACTCTAGCTTCGAACTTAGTAAAAGCTCATGCTAAAGATACTACAGTCTATATAATCCCCTATGATCAAATAGAATTTTCACATGCAGACACTTTAACAGGAACTAAAACAGTTCTTGCAACTTTAACTATAGATCCAGAAGAAGAGGCAATGCTTTATGACGACACAGGACATTCAGCTGGATATTACTTTACAAGATATAAAAACTCAATAGACAGTAGTTTTGACGGCTATTCTGACGGTGTTCCTTATGATGGATTACCAGCAGACACAGTTGGATATGCTATAGATACTGCAATGAATGAATTAGGAGAAAAATTTACAGATGTTGTTACTTTTGGATTGCTCTTAGGCTACTCAAGGCAAATGCTTAGGTTGGTTAGAGGTAAGTTGAATATGTGGAGTAAATATAAAGAAGTCGAATATAATCTAGGGACATTAACTCAAGGAGTTAGAAAATACGCAGTACCAGATGATTTATATGAAAAAACATCAAATCGATCAATTGCAAATTTAAGAATAGGAACTGACACACCTCTAACGCCAATAGATCAATCAGAATATTTACAAGCTACAGACGGGGTTGCTTATACAGAAGTACAAACGCAAGCAGAAATTGGTGCAACATCCCTAGTATTAGATGATACAAGTGATTTGGATGACACTGGTTCAATAAGTGTTTATGTTTCAGGAACTTCATATGATATTGAATATACGGTTAATAACAGAACAACAAATACCTTAACAGTTGCTACTGATCAAATCACAGCTACTTTAACAGTTGATTCACAAGTATGGCAAGGAATGGAAGAAGGAACACCGCTATATTACAGTGTTCAAGAAGAATATGTATTAATATACCCAATTCCTACTTCTAGTTATGCAGGAAGAAATATCACAGTTGATTATTATACTGATATTGAAGATATAGATAGTCAAATGGATGTTTTAAAAGGAAGTAAGTTTGATATGCTTATTCCATACTTGAAATGGAAAATTAAAGCAATTACAAGAAATAATGGGGAAGAAGATATGAAAGATGTATGTTATGCAGAATTTAGAGAGTTATTAAATGACGCAGTTAAAAACGAACAAATGGATGAAAGTATAGCTTTCAGACCTAGACCATATGCAATCTATGGAGGAAGAGCTTCTAATTCAAAAAGATAATTATGCAAAAAAAAACATTACGAGCATTAAATATAGAAAACTTTCAAAAAGGGACTTGGCAATCAATCTCTACTTCTTTAGCGTCTGAAAAACCAGTTAAACTTGGTTTAAACTTAAATTCTGATGAAATACTTGGGGAGTTAATTTCTCGTAAAGGCTCCACCTTAGTTGGAGCACAATTAGTTAATGACAAGCCAGTTTTAGGATTACATAACTTTAGAGATAGTGGAGCTGGGGCTGGTTCTAAATTATTTGCAGTATTATCAGATGGGACTAATAATGATATTTATGATGTGATAGCAGGTATAAAATCACTTGAGAATGATACTAAAGATTTAAAAACTAGATTTCTAACATATTTGAATAGTTGTTTAAGGTTAAATGGAACTGACTCACCAAAATCTTATAATGGTGTTTCATGGATAAGCTCGCCAACTGGAGCGAATTTTACTGCTGAAGCTGAAAATTATATAAGATCTAATAGTCATGGACTTTTAGACGGTGATGTTGTGTCTTTTACGACTACAAACACTTTGCCAGCTGGGTTGTCACTATTAACTAATTACTACGTTCGTGACAAATTAACTGATCGTTTTAAAATTTCATTAACAAAAGATGGTCCGGTTGTAAGCATCACAGATACTGGAACTGGAACCCACACATGGACTTATTGGAATCCTTTTGATTTAGATAATCTCCCACAAACATCCAAATATGCAGTTGAATTTAAAGATAGAGTTTATGTAGCTGGAAGAACAGATTATCCTGATAGGGTTGATATTTCTGGTATTTCTAATTCAACTACTAGAACTGTTAGTTGGACAGTTGGAAATAGATTTATAAACTTTGAACAAGAAGATGGAGGTGGAGATATAGTAGGTTTGGCTAAAGTGCCAGGATATGTATTAGTCTTCAAAAAGAGAACTTTAAAAAGATATGATGGATCTTCTGCTTATCCTGAAGATATGATAAATGAGGGAGCACCATCTCAAGAGGCTATTACTGTAGCTAAAGGCGTTTGTTTTTGGGTAAATGAAAATGGAGCTTGGGCGTCTTCTGGTGGAGTTCCACAAAAAATAAGTTCTTATTCTGTAGACGATATTATTAAATCTTGTTCTGCCAGTGATCTCGCAAATGTATCTGCTGGGACTGATGAGGATCATATATTTTGGTCTTTTGCCTCAGTAACTATAAGCGGAGAAACTTATACCAATGTTGTACTCAAATTTAATTATCTTCAAAATACTTGGGATGTAAGAAAATATCCAACTCTACACAGAGTACACACAAAATATTTAGATTCAAATGAAGAAGTATTTTTAGTAACTGGGGATGACGATGGCAATGTTTTGAAACTAGACGTAGGAACAACCGATAATTCAATTCCAATAGTTTATTCACTAGAAACGCATGATATAGACTTTGGTTATCCTACCTTTAAGAAATCACTAAAGGAGGTAGCGTTTTTAACAAGCGGCGTTGCAAAGGCTGAAGTTAAATGGAAAACAACTGATGATTATAGAGATTGGAAAAATTATGGTTTGATAGACACACCTGCTAAAACAATAAGAAAAGCACTAATAGATTATAAGTTTAATTTTAAAATAACAGCTACTACTGATTCTGGACAAGAAAGAATAAAAGGAATTTATTTTCCAGAAGGAACAGAAGTATTATCACAAGTATGATATTTGATGAAATACCAACTAGAAAAACGTTTTCAGAGAATGGTCTTGATAGTTTTGGTCAAGCACCTTTATTTTTTGGTGGATCTGAAAAGAATTTAAAAACATCTTCATTTTATGAGGCTGGCGTTCCTTCAAATTTTATACAAGATGGCGATACTGTAGTTAGGTTGAATGTTATAGATGGTCATTTACAATCAAATGGGTTTGAGACTGGTGTGGAAGGTTGGCAATTAAATTCTAACGGAAACTTAGAAGCTAATGATGGTAATTTTAGAGGATCTTTGAATGTAGCCGATAATTGGCATGTCGACACTGATGGAAACATGTGGTGGGGTGATTTTGCTACTTATGCTTTAGCTACTATTAAGATTTCAAAGGCAGGAGCCGCTTTTTTAAGCGGTGCAACAATTTCAGGGGATATTACCGCTGGGGCAGGATCCGATATACCGTTTGATAAAATTAGTGCAGCAACTAATACAAAAGATTTAAAAGTTGGAGGTTCTAATGTGCAGATAAGAGGGTCTAAACCAGACATTATGATAAATGATGGATCTAATGATAGGATTCATCTTGGTTATATGTTAAATGGATATTAATAAAAATATATGGGAAATTGGGGAGCAAAAGTTAGTCAAAAAGGTTATGATGTAAAAACGTGTGCTGATAGGTTTTTGACATTTAGCAGTGCGTTTCCTACATTGAAAGTATTTAGTACGCAAGCAGTTTCAACAACAATTCCTACATCTGGGACAAATACAATCACGATAACCCATAATTTAGGGTATTTTGCACCGTATTTAGTAGTTTATAATGGAAGCTCTACTACAGGAGTTGGAACAAGTAATTTAATGAGTGATAATGATAGCTATCTCACTACTTATCAATATGCTAATAACTTACAAATTCCAGTAGACGAATATTTTGATCAATATTCAAGCTCGCAAGGAGACACAGTTTATTTTACAGTTTATATTTTTCTAGATAAATTAGAAAGTTACACTTCAAACATAATAAGTACAGCTACAGCGAGCGGAGGAAGCTCTAACAATTATGGATTTAAAATAAGCAAGGCTGGATATGATGTAAAAACATGTACAGATGAGCAATTAGTTATGTCTAGTTCGTTCTATTCAGCACTTATTCAAAAAAAGGGGTTATTAACTGGTAGTAGTGTGTCTCATGGATTAAACTATGTTCCATCTATATTAGTTTATGAGTATGACTCAGCTAATAGTAGAATACAAACAAATAATCTTTCGTTGCAGAATTTACACTATGTAACAAGCAGTTCATTATATTATGATAGTAGTGTAGGAACAGGAGACGGTATATATTATATAATTTTTAAAAATACATCGTAATGGCTAATTGGGGAATGAAAATTAGTAGAGATGGGATAAATGTAAATACTGGAGCAGATAGAGACATGGTTTTTACATCTAAATACTCATGCCTTAAGGGTAGTTTAAGCGGGAGCGGTAGCAAAAGTGTTTCTAACAACGGGACAGTGGCAACTGTTACAATCCCACATAGCTTAGGTAGTATCCCAATGGTTCAAGGCTTTTTTTCAGAAAATAATGTAAACTTCCAAATTTTACCATATTTTAACTTATTAAGTGGAGGAGGATTATTTACTCAATATCATCATAATGTTGAAGCAGATTCAACTAATGTTTATTTAAGATTTCAGATAACAGAATTATTAGGTGGGGCAACTAACTATACGGTTTATTACAAATATTTTATTTTTATTGATAAAGGAAAATTATGATTTTATTTTACAACAAAAAAACAGGAAATGTTTTTGCAACAATAGATGGGCGTGTTCATAATAAAGAACAAATGAAATGCAATATAGATGATGGAACACCAAAAAAAGATATTGGAAAATTAATTATAGGTTGGGAAGAAACAGGAAAATATAAAGAAGTTGAGGAAGAAGTTGAGGAATTAAAAGAAATTAAAAAGAATTTATTTACAAAAGTAAAAGTAAAAGTTCCGAGACAAGAGCCTATAAATAAAGAACATAACTTGAAACAATTTAAATTGTTACAGAAATTTGAAGATAATTCACCAGAAAATCCGTTAATGTACAAAGTCAAGAATGGTAAATTGGAGAAAAAGTTTTGACAAAGTACTTAAAATATTGTATTATTAAAATAATTAATTATAATTTATGGCAAAACTATCAAAAAGAGAAAAATGGGCTCAAGAAACAGGCAGACCAAAAGAGGAATATCCTGGTAGTTCAAAGTCTAAAAAGAAAAAGAAAAAGAAAAAGAAATCTTCTTCAAAAGATGAAAAGAAAGCAAAGAAAAAGATAAAGAAGTATTATGGAGAAGAGCGAGATATTGTAACTAAAGAATCCGATACTAGTGTTAGCCGTCTTCAAGCGGATCTTAATAAAATTTTAGAAGAAGCGGGTATTTCTAAAACAAGAGCAACTGAAGATTATTTTTCAAATTTAAAAGATATAGAAGAAGGCAAGACAACCTCTCTTGGAGATTTAAATGAATATGTAAAAACTACTGGAGGTAAATTAAAAGAAAATTTAGATGCATCTCTCAAAAAAGAAGAACGTAGGTATGCTTTAGAATATGATAAAATAAATCAAAGTCTTGCTGATAGAGGGCTTACTTTTAGTGAACGTACAGATGAGGTTGTGGCGAAAGAAACAAGTGAAGGAATTAAAACAGAAGAGCAAAGACAATTCAAAGGATCTTATTCTGATTTAATGCGTTATGAGGAAGTGAAAAATAGAGATATTGAAAAGAAATATGGAGATTTAGAAAAAGATACTAAAAAATCTTATGGAAGAACCACTGAAGATATTAATAGAGGGATGACTAGTAAACAAACTGATATAAATAGAGGTATAGAAGATGTAAACACAAATAGAGAAAATAAACTTAGAGATATAGGGTATTCAGAGGACACAGATGTATCAACTTTAGAACAAACGTTTGAAAAGAACGAATTAAATAAAAAGCTTTATGATGAGCAAATAAAAGCTACAGGATTTTAATAAAAAAATATGAGTATTTTAGAAGACGCAATAACTAAATTTGGAGGTCCAGACGAGGCTTATAAAGAGAAACTTAAAACTCATATAGCAGGTTCAATGGGATATTCAAATTATGTTAATAAAGCAAATGAAGCTAATAACAAACCTTTGAGTTTAAATTTAAAAGGAGATATTACTCCTCAAGGCGTGAAGTCTTTAGTTGGGGGTGCGGTTAATATGAAAGACCAAGAACGTGGAACATATGGCAAAATTGCTGGACAAATTGATTCAACAGCTGGTCAATTAGCCTCATCACAAATAGCAAGAGAAAAAGCCGCAGCCGCAGCCGCAGCCGCTAAAGCTAAAGCAGTGGCTGCTAAAAAAGCTAATGCAAGGGGTCTTGCAAATGGAGTAGTATTTAGAGCAGAAGATGATTTAGATGTGGCTTTAATGGGTGCTGTACAAAAAGCATGGAATGTAGATGAACAAGGAAATAGAACTGATATAAAATCTTTACAACAAATAGAATCAGAGCTCGGCGAAAAGTTTTCTGGAAATATTGGGAAAGAGTTTGAAGATAGGATTAATAAAATTTCTGAAATTACAGGAATGTCTACTGATGATGTAAAAAATTTAGCAGGTGATCCAGAGGCTCCAGCTAAACTTTCATCTGCTATTGGTGCAGATGAAATAAACCCTATTCTAAAATCATTAATTGAGGGCGTTAGCAACATCCCAGTAAATCCAACCACAAAACAACCTTACACAAAAGAAGAAATTAATGAAAGAATACAGAGTAAGCTTCCTAAAGACTATATCGGTAATGAAGAAAAATACATGCAGATGATGAGGGGTTATAGTGAAAAAGAGGCTGAAGCTAATGTTTATGCTATGAATTATTATGACTTATCAGGTCCTGAAAAACTTATTTCTGGTATAGCAAATCCACAGATGACAAAAATACTTCAAGATGAACCAGGCTTTCCAAAAGCAATGAATGACATAAATGAAGAAGGAGAAACTGGGGCTCCAAAATATTCTTATGAGGAAATAAAAAGAAGAAATCCTGATGTAACGGAAAGTGTTTTAAAACAACAAGCTATACCAAAGTATAAAAAAACATTAGACAATAGTATAAAACAAACATTAGATAGTAATGGAAAAGATGACTACTTTATTAATTTATATAATGGAGAAGTAGATGGAAATGATAAAACTGGATTTGAAGCTGTCAAAAATGATCCTGAATATAAAGATATTAAACAGAAAGCTATACTTAGCTACGGAGATATTTTAAGTGATTCAGAAATAGAGATGATGCTACTAAAAAATATAAATGATAAAATAAATGAGCCTCCAGAAGAAGTATTAGAATAATAAATAAATTTAAAATAATGCCATTTATAGATTATTTACAACAAGACATTGATAGAAATAACAGAAAAAAAGACCTAGAAAAAGCCCCTAGTCAAGAACATAAATTTGGGAAAACACTGAGTCAAATAGGGTCTTTTGTTGGTGGGTTAGATACTGAATTATCAAATATAGCAGGCTCAGCAAAAATTTCTGGTGAGGCAGATATAGCACAAGAAAATATTAAAAAAAGATATAGAGGTGATGAATCTGAAAAAAATGTATACAAACCTATATTTGACTATGTAAATGCAGATAAAGATTTCAATAAAGGTAAAATATCAGGAAAGGAATTAAGGGAAAAACAAGAAAAAGCTAAGAGCATTATACAAAGCAATCCAGAGTTACTAAAGAAATATACATATAAATCAAATTTATTAGATAAAGTATCTGATAAGTTTTTTGGACAGGAAGAATACAAAGGATTAAATATGAATGAAATCAGAAAAGATTTCGGAGAATTAGATGAAACTAAAGAGAAAATTGGTGGAGCCAAAAAAAAATATGGTGAAAAAGTTGGGGAATATTTTAAAGGTCAAGCAAAAGGAGTTGAAGAGACTTTTGTAATGTCAGATGAACAATTTGGGTTGGTAGGGAAGGGTATTAAAAGAGGTGCTGAAATTACTGGACAAATGGTACCGACAATAGGAGCCACAGTAGCAGGGACTGCTGTTGCACCTGGGGCTGGGACTGCCGCAGGTTTATCTACTGGGTTTGCTGGAATTAAAGGAGCGAGTGCAGAAGAATTTAAACAAGACAAAGCTAATGAACAAGGTATAGATGTAAAAGATTTATCAGACGAAGATATATTAGATGTCAATTATTGGGCTAATGTCGATGGTGGAATTAATGCCGCTCTTGAAATGATTCCTTTAGGAAAAGGATTGGATAAAATAACTGCTCCGCTAGAAAAAAAGATATTAAGGAAAATGTCTACTGGTGTCACTAGAGAAGTTGCTGAAGAACAAATCAAAAAAGAACTTAAAAAACCTATCAGAAAAGCTATTTTAGAAGTAGGGAAGTCAACAGGTAAACAATCTTTAGAAGAAGCCACTCAAGAGGGGGTTCAAGCTTTTACACATAATGTTATAAAGAAAGTATCAGAAATTGACCCTGATATAGAATTAAGTGAGGGAGTGATCCAAAATGCAGTTGGAGGGGCTTTATTCGGTGGTGCTATGGGTTCAGTTGGCGGAATTAGTGAAGCGGCTAAAGTTGGGGTGAGCAAAGATGTTAAAGAAAAACAAGGAGACCCCAATGTCGCACAATCTACCACAGAACAGCCAATCATTTCTCCAGAACAAGCTAATACTGAACTTTTACAAGCTGGTAAGGGGCTCTCGCCAAAACTAAGATCAGAATTATCGAATACATTAGCAAAACAAGTTGAGGTTGACCAATTTGCTAAAATGACTGTTGAAGAGAGAATGATGTTAGGGGCTACGCTAAAATATGCGGATAGACTCCCCGACGCAAACCATGATATAATCAGATCTAATATAAGCAAAATAGAACAAACAGGGGTAGAATTACCCTCAATAAGTGGAGAAACACAAATCTCTCAACCAACGCAACAAGAAGTTACCGCTCCTAAAATTGATCAAGAACAAATTACCCAACAAGCAGAAGTTAAACAACCAGAAATAAAAAAGGAAGAAGTAAAAACTCCTGAAACTAAAGTGCCTGAAAAACCTAAAGCAGAAGCCAAAGCCAAAGAAGTCATTAAAGATGGCGAAGCATTGCCAACCAAATATTCAATGTCTGAAGCTGGGGCAAATGTTTATCAAGAATTAGATTCTGCTGAAAAAGGAGAGCGTATTAATATTGGTAAAACTGGAGATATTAAAAGTACAGTAGCCAAAATATCTTCATTTCCTAAATGGGTGCCTTCAGAATATCGAACAACAAAACTATTCAACGAAGTAAAACAACATTTAGTTAAAGATACATTGCCAAAAGGCAAAAAAGCAAAAGAACTATATAGTATAGTTAAAAAAAGAATTATAGATAAATACGACGGAGACGCTAAATCCCAAAAACCTAGTAATTTCAGAGAAGGGCATAAAGACATTACTGGTAAAAAGGCTGTAGAGAATGCTAAGAAAATTGCTAAGCGATTCAAGATTTCTAATTTAGATACTCATATACTTGATACTATTTTAGATGATAAAGGAGGAGAGGCTATGGCTGTTTCTTTTGGTAATAATATAGGATTTAAAAAGGTTGTAAA